TTTCTGACGTAGAGTCAGACGTTGTAACTTTGCAGTCAAGCGCTGCAACTGGTGCATCTGACATTACTGCTCTAGAAACTCTAACTGCCTCTCACACTGGAAGCATCACTTCATTGGAATCAGATGTTACAGAAGCAAAAACAGATATTACAGCACTTGAGTCTACCTCTGCTACTTTAGTATCAGATGTTTCTGGACTAGAGACTTTAACAACATCTCATTCTGGATCTATTGCAACATTGGAGTCAGACGTTACAACAGCAAAGTCTGACATTGACACGCTGCAGGGTGATCTCGATACAGCAGAAGCAACTCTTGCAACTACAACTTCAAACTTTAATTCACATGATGCAAAGACAACAACAGTTCACGGAATTGCAGATACTGCAGCCCTTGCAACTAAGACTTATGCAGATACCGCAGGAACAAATGCAATCGCCTCAGCAAATACATACGCTGACTCAGTAGTTGCTTCAAAGGCACCTTTGGCTTCACCAGCACTTACTGGAACTCCAACTGCCCCAACTGCATCAGCAGGAACCAACACAACACAGATTGCAACAACAGCATTTGTTAAATCAGAAGTTGACGCAGTAATCGCAGCAGCACCAGGAGCGCTAAACACTCTTGATGAACTAGCAGCAGCACTTGGAGATGACGCAAACTTTGCTTCAACAGTTACAACTAACCTTGCATCTAAAGCACCTCTTGCTTCACCAACATTTACAGGAACTGTTGCACTACCTGCAGCATCATCTGTAACACTAAACGGAACTGCACTTTCAGCAACTTTGGCAACAAAGGCAGATAAGACAGCAGCAATTTCGTCAAAGTCAGGAGCCTATACAATTGCATCAGCAGATGTTAACTCAATTATTGAGTTTAACTCAGGTTCAGGGGCATCCTTTACGATTCCATCTGATAACTCTTTCTGGCCAGATGGACAAAGACTTGAAGTTCTTCAGGTTTCAGGAGGACAAGTGACTATTGCAGGCGCAGCAGGGGTAACAGTAAATGGAACTCCTACTACCAAGACAAGAACAACTTGGTCTGGTGCAACAATTATTAAGCGAGCAGCAAATACATTCGTTGTCGTTGGAGATCTAGCGTCTTCATAAAAAGTAGTATAATTCAAAAATAGGAATGGGAGATTTAAAATATGGCACTTCAAAAGACTGGCGATAGAGGAATACGCAAGGTAAGCGTTCCAAACCTATCAGGAATGACAAGAACCCAATATCAGGCTGCACTGTCTTCTAATGGCCTAACCTATACTGAAACATCTACTACTACTGGTGACGCTGGACTTGACCAAAAGGTTATTTCTCAAGGAACTGCAGCAGGAACCGTTGTAAACATTGGGTCGAACGTTAGCGTAAACTACTATCAGTATGTATACTCTGGATTTTCTCACTATGCAGGGTTTACACACTACGCAGGATTCTACCACGGATTTTACCATGGTTTCACACACTACGCAGGCTTCTATCATGGGTTTTATCACGGGTTTACACACTATGCAGGCTTTGCACACTACGCAGGGTTCTATCATGGGTTCTACCATGGCTTCGCACACTACTCAGCGTTCTACCATGGATTCTACCATGGCTTTACACACTATGCAGGGTTTACACACTACGCAGGATTCTACCACGGATTTACTCACTCATACGGAGGATTTTCCACGGTTGCAATGAACGGTATCTATCCTGGATATCCTGGATTCATCTCTCTTGGAGCAACTACAGGAGTTCACACAGTTGACGGTATCAAGCAAGCACAAGAGATTCAGGTAGGAGACAAACTTTACTCTCTTGATATTGCAAACCTAGATCCAACAATTCAAGGAATTCCAAACTTTAGTTCTACCGAAGAAGACTTTCAGGCTCTTGGAGTAGTTGAAACAACGGTTGTATCTGTTTCATCTTATGTTTCAGATACCGCAATAGTCATTAATGGTGACATCTTTACTGCGCCACACTTAATTCTTGCAAAAGGACCAGATGGAGTTGTTTCTTTTGTAAGATCTGAAAACATTACAGAAGAGTATCACGTATGGTCTCTAGAAGAAAGAGATTGGATCCCAGTAACAGATGTTGAGGTAATTGCTTACATCGAACAAGTTTATACAATTAACTGCGAACCTTATGATATCTTCTTTACACAGAACATGTTGACTCACGATTCTATCTCATGGCTAACAGACAATGAGGGTAATGCAATTCTTGATGAAGATGGCAACCCAATTTACCCTAACGGCTCTGGCAACTAACAGAAAAGAGAAGATATGAGAAAACCAGGAAGAGGATATTTTCCTGAAGAATGGGACGATCCCTACACTATTCCAGATGCAACTATAGCATTGAATAAGGACAGAGTAGGAAAATCCACTCCATATTCAATTAGTCCTCAAATTGCAGAGTTTACAAAACAATTCAGCGAAAAGGCACAAATGCCTTCAGAAGAAGTGATGAGAGAAATCCATGACGAGTCCTGGTATGACCACTATTTAAGAGATGAAAGTTATTTTATTCCAGAAAATAGATGGGCACACGAAGTTCAAAGGGGACCAGTGCATGTAAAAGATAATCTGTATGCAATTTATTTAGATGCAGATGTATACATAAAGGATTATCCAAGGATATATCGGGGTAAAAATAAAGATGTTCAAGCAATAGGGTATAATTTTATTAGCAGAACTTTATATAGGTATATTAAAGATAGGCCAGAGCAATTAGACTTTGTAGACTATGGAGATCTAGCAAATTCTGAATGGTGTGCAGCAACGTATAACTGGGTAGTTAGATGGCTACCTAAAAACAACTGTAGGCTAACATTTTACAGCACAGAAGATATAGAAAAGGCATTACATTGCAAAGTTGAGAGATTTGTGATAGAATGTAATGATGAGATGGTAAATGTAGAAGTGCCTGTTTATTTTAAATCAGATTTAAAGTTAAGCATGCCTTACATTAAGCATGATTCTTTAATAATGTATATGGAGGTCGAAGAAATTGAGTAAAAAAATTACGTTCATTCCAAAAAATGAATATGTTATTGAATATGCTCCAAAGCCAGAGCCAATGTCAAAGAACTTGCCAACTTGGTGGAGAAAGTCACAGCCGTATGCTGGTGGAGAAAAAAAGGTAATTAATGGGCAGTATAACGAAACAGTAAAAAAATGTCCAGGAATACTTGACTTACTAACTACTGGGTATTTACTAAAGACACCATGCGACATATACATTGATGCAACTGGAGATAAAGTAGAGTTTCAGGTTCAAGAACTTCACAGGCAGTCAATCTCTATGCACACAAGAGATCAGATTGAATCCTGGGATTTTGATCGTGAATTATTTATGGATGATATCTTTAGGATTCATCCTATGTGGGTAGTTGGAACTCCAAAAGGATACAGCACACTCTTTATTCATCCATCCTTTTATAATAACCTACCATTTGAAACAGTCCCAGCAATTATTGATACAGATATGTATGTTTCTGATGGTCCATTTTCTTTTAGGGTAAAAAGAGGTTTTAAAGGAGTAATTGAGGCTGGAACACCAATTGTTCAATGTATACCTTACAAAAGAGAAGAATGGTCAGCGGATATACTAGAAAAGCCTTTGCTTAAAGTTTTTAGCACACTTGGAGTTAAGTTAAAGTATAAGTTTGGTGGAGCATACAAGGCTCTAATGTGGGAAAAGAAGGTTTTTAAATAAGATGGACCTACACTCAGATAAATATGCTAACCCTGAACCTTTAGAAGATTTAACTGTAAAGTTCTGGACTTCAACCGCATATATTGAAACAACACCACCACCAGTTCCAGCAATCACAAATTTGCCAAAGTGGTGGAAAGACAGACCTCTGTATCAAAAAAATGACGATATTCAAAAATTAGGAATTATGAATAACCGTGGTGCAGACTCTGCAGCAATCAGTGTAAAGCATTGCATGCCATATTTTGATGCATTAACTGCAGGTTATCATTACAGTTTGCCTACCACAATCACAGTTAAAAAAACAGATGATCCAAACAGGCCAGATATAACTTGGGATGAAGATCGTCCAAGACCAGTAGAGATGCGTGGACACATTGAGTTGCCAGTTCCATCTGGCTGTTATCCAATTCACTTTGTTTGGGATATGAGATGGGGAACAAAACTTCCAGATGGTTGGTCATTAATGATTACTCATCCAGTTGGAAGATGGGATTTACCATTTATAACTATGACTGCTATTCAAGATGCAGACAGGTGGTCTACAAACAACGTGGTTACTTTTTTCCTAAGAAAAGATTTTGAAGGGGTAATTCCAGAAGGAACCCCAATTATGTCTATGATACCTATTAAAAGAGCAAATTGGCAGATGGAAGTAGATCATAAACTTCAAAATGAAGGCAGTTGGGATCTAGAAAGAAAAAGAAATTATATCTATGGCTTCTACAAGAAGCATCGTTGGATTAGAAAAAAATACAGATAAGGAGAAAGAAATGGAAGATCAGCAAGTATATGGTGACTCTAAAATGAAAAGCACCAGTAAGTCATCAAAGCCTCAGAAGTTCTTTGAGAGACAGATTGATATGAATAACTTGGAAGAACTAGAAAAGGTTCTTCATGTTACTTACGACAGAATTAAAAATGGAGAATTAATTTCTGGTCCTAAAAATGAAAACACTCCATGGGACAACTCTGGTAGCGTAACTACTGTAAACTGGAATAAGTATAATGTGTTCCAGATCTACGATGAAAACATTCACACACTTTTCCGTGCAGTCAGAGATATGGCACAAGATGCCTGTGAATACTACGAACTTGACTTTATTAAAGAGCAGTTTATGGTTCAGGGTTGGTTTAACATTAACTATAATCATGTTGGAAAGTTAGACTGGCATGAACACGGTGGTGATGGAGCCCCACACTTCCATGGATACTATTGTGTTAACGCTGAGCCTTCAATAACTCATTACCGTGTATTTGATGAGGAAATTGAAAATGTAAATAAAAACAATCGTGCAATTCTTTCAGAAACTGGGCACCCACATGCTATGGGTGATTGGGATTGGGAAGGTCCAAGAGTTACGATGGCTTACGATGTTATCCCACTTAGGTTTATTCCTAAAGAATGGGAACAACACTGGATTCCACTGGTATAATAATAATATGGGAAAAATTGAAAAATCTGTAGACATTTTAATTGGTGGACCAGGCGGTGCTGGCTTTGGAGTAACAGAGGCACTTGCCGATGAACTAGTTAGATGCTGTTCAGATAAAATAGTTATAGTGGAAAAGGAATAATGTCAATACTTCTTGTCTTTATACTTGCCCTAACTCTTTTGGTTTTTTATAAGTATCATATTGATACTCAAATAACAATCAAAGAGATTACCAAGGATAGAAATCAGTTTAGAGCAAATATGTGGAAGTTTATTAATTCAAGAACAAAAGAGATAGAGTATCAAAAAAACTTTGTCAATCCATATAATGCACTAAAACTTAAGATTGCAAAACTATCAAAAGACATTGAAGAAACTGAGTTTAAAGATTTTGACAATGTAAAAGAAGAGATTCTTTCAGCATTAAAAGACATCGATAGTTACGGAGAGTAAAACGTGATTGAGGTAAGCATTTCTAAAGCCTGTCAGGCTTGGGGTCAGTGCATTTTTGACGCACCACAAGTTTTTGATTTAGTTGATAGCGAAAGAAAAACTTGGAAATATTTGGTAGATGACTCAAATCTTGCTGGAATTAAAAGTGCACAATCACACTGCCCTAATAGAGCAATATCGTTTTTAGAAGTTGAAAATGATTAACTCTATTAGGTGCAGATTTCTCGGACACAAAATTGAAGAGTCTCATTGTCCATACACTCTAAAGACCTATCAGACATGTCTAAGATGTGGGGCTAAAGGTGTCAAAGAAGAATAGAGTTGCGGTCTATGGAGTTTGTAAAAATGAAGAGTCAAACATCCTAACTTGGTATGAATCTGCTAAAAATGCAGACTATATCTTTTTATTAGATACTGGATCTACAGATAACACAGTCGAAATTGCTAAAAGTCTGGGTATAAATGTTTTATCCGCATCCTTTTTGCCATGGTCAGAAACTCAAGCAAAGAATACAGCACTAGCGCTTCTGCCAAATGATATAGATATATGCGTCTGCCTTGACCTTGATCAGGTAATTGTAACTGAGAACTGGAAAGAGATACTGTCAGATATAGAATTAGGATTTGGCATTGCAGAACATCAATACACGTCTAACACTGGTTATATTGACTCAGTTGTTACTACAACAAGTTCTTGGATTCACGAAAGAGGGGGAATCTCTTGGGTTAAGTATAGACCCATAACCTTTGACTACAAAAGAGATCTAAATGAAAGATTGACCGTTCCAATTGTAATTAAGCATTTGATCGGGAGCCTTGAAAGATTTGAGCACAGAGAGCCTTTGTATATAGAGGCTTTTATAAATGAATTAAAAACTATTGAATTATACTCCTCAAGAGATCATAAACTTCATACACTAAAACTAATAGCCTTGTCTTATTTTGAATCAGAAGATTATGAAAACTTTGTTAGATATTATCATGATTTTATTAATTTTTATGAAACAGCAGATTTCCAAGATAAAGAAAGAGAGTATACTGTTTTATCTTTTTATCTTATAACTTTAGCGATGTCTGTTTATAGAATGGCAGATGCTGGAGAATCCTTAGAAAGTTTGCTAGATATAGTAAATGATACTAATATAAGAAATGATATAAATCTTAGATTGGCAATATATCACTGTGTTCTTAATAACAAAAATAAAGCAAAAGAGTTTTTAAATAATGTAGAAGATGGATTTTGTGACAATGTTGTTTCTTCAATAAATAATATTTTAAATAATGGAATCAACACTATTGATGCCCTAGTATTATCTGAATACTATGGTGCTATCGGTTGGGGAAAATCTCATCAGGGGATGGTTAATGAATTTATCAAACTAAAGAACGTGGTTCATCTATAATGAAAGTTTTAATTACAGGTGTTGCTGGATTGGTAGGTAGTTCTTTAGCAAGAAGCCTATCTAAAAACCATGAAGTTGTGGGTCTTGACAATCTTACTGGTGGATATCAGGATAACATTCCAGACGGCATTGAGTTTATCAAAGATGATTGTGGGTCCGTAAAGTCTGATATTTTTGAAGGTGTAGATGTAGTGATTCACGCTGCTTGCACACCTCACGAAGGCTTGTCAATATTTTCACCAAAAACAATTACAGACAATACTTACGGAATTTCTATGAACATATTAACATGCTCGATTCAGGCTAATGTCAAAAAATTTATCTTTACTTCTAGTATGGCGAGATATGGAACTCAAGAAGTTGTTCCGTTTACTGAGGATATGAGGCCAAAGCCACAAGACCCGTATGGCATCTCCAAGTATGCCTTTGAGGAGTCTTTGAAGGTCCTCTCAGAAGTTCACGGTATGGAGTATGCAATTGTAGTCCCACATAATATAATAGGTCCAGGACAGGTCTATACAGACCCTTTTAGGAATGTTGCAGGTATCATGATTAACAGAATGCTTAATGGTAGACAGCCAGTAATATATGGCAACGGATTGCAGATGAGATGTTTTTCAGATATATCAGATGTTGTAGATCCAATTGTAAAAATAGTTGAAACCGATGTTGGGAATGGGGAAATAATTAATATTGGGCCAGACTCAAATTTTATAACAATAAAGGATTTGGCAGAAAAGATTGCAGATATAATTGGTTTTGATTTAGATCCAATATTCTTACCAGATAGGCCAAAAGAGGTTAGGTTTGCAAACTGCTCTGCAAATAAAGCAAAGGCTATTCTTGGGTATGACCCAGTAACACCTCTTGACAAAACTATTAAAGATATGATAGAATTTGTTAAAAGGCGTGGACCTAAAGATTTTGATTTTTATTTACCAGTAGAGATTGTAAGTAGCATTACTCCAAAAACTTGGATTGACCACAGCATTTTCAATTCTTAAAAACTGTATCTATACATAAGGGTGAGAGTTTTACTTTTTACAAAACTCTGCTATAATTAACTCTATTCCGTTTTAGAAAGGACGAAACACATGTCAGATTTTTTTAGTTTTAAACTCCCAGAGGATTTTGTAGAAAAGTATAAGTCTCAGGAAAGCCCATTTGGTTTTAAAGATGCAGCAGAAAACTCACTTGGAGAGATTACTTTTATTCGCACATATTCTCGTGTGAAGGAGGATGGAACTAAGGAAAGATGGCATGAAGTTTGTCGTCGTGTAATTGAGGGTATGTATTCAGTTCAGAAGAACCATGCTAAAGAAAACCGTTTGCCTTGGAATGACTATAAGGCTCAGAAGTCTGCACAAGAAGCATTCCAAAGAATGTTTGAGTTAAAGTGGACACCACCAGGAAGAGGTATGTGGACATTTGGAACTCCTATGACTATGGAGAAGAAAAACTCTGCAGCACTACAAAACTGTGCGATGGTTTCAACAAAAGACCTCGACAAGAATGATCCAGGAGCCCTATTTGCTTGGGTAATGGATGCTCTAATGCTTGGCATTGGTGTTGGCTTTGATACAGTTGGACAGGAAAAAGGTTTTCAGATCTATACTCCTTCAGAACCAGCAGCGATCTTTGATATTCCAGACACTCGTGAAGGTTGGGTAGAATCAGTTCGCATTTTGCTAAACTCTTACCTTCGTCAGAACCAGCCTATTCAGAAGTTTAACTATGACCTCATCCGTCCTCTAGGAGCACCCATTAAGGGCTTTGGAGGGGTAGCCAGCGGACCAGCCCCCTTGATTCAACTACATGCACAGATCGACAAGGTAATCGGCGGTAGAGCAGGAGAAACTCTTGATAGCCGTGCTATTACGGATATCATTAATCTTATTGGAACATGTGTTGTTTCTGGAAATGTTCGTCGTTCTGCAACTCTTGCTTTAGGTGCAGCAGGAGATGAAGACTTTATTAATCTTAAGAATTCTGAAGTATTCCCAGAGCGCAACTCGTTTGACCCAGAAAATCCAGGTTGGGCTTGGATGTCAAATAACTCAGTTTCTGCAACAGTTGGAATGGATTACGAGAAGTATACTGATCTAATTGTTAACAATGGAGAGCCAGGTTTTATCTGGCTTGATGTTGCTCGTAACTTTGGTCGTCTAGCAGATCCTGCAGATGGAAAAGACTATCGTGTTATGGGCTTTAATCCTTGTGCGGAGCAGCCATTGGAGTCGTATGAACTTTGCACACTTGTTGAAGTTCACCTTAATCGACATGAATCCAAGGAGGACTTCCTCAAGACATTAAAGTTTGCTTACCTTTATGGAAAGACTGTTACACTGCTACCAACACACTGGCAGCAGACAAACGGTATCATGCAGAGAAACCGTCGTATTGGAACTTCTCTAACTGGTATTGCATCCTTCGCTGATCAAAAGGGATTACCAGCAGTCCGTGAATGGATGGATGAAGGATATAAAAAGATCCGTCACTATGATCATCAGTATTCAGAATGGCTATGTGTTCGTGAATCAATTCGTGTAACAACAGTTAAGCCATCAGGATCAGTTTCAATTCTTTCTGGTGCAACTCCTGGAGTTCACTGGGGACCTGGAGGAAACTTTTTCCTTCGAGCAGTAAGATTTGGAGATACAGATCCAATGCTTCACCTATTTAGAGCAGCAAATTACAATGTTGAAAAAGATGTTGTATCAGCAAACACGTCAGTTGTATACTTCCCAATTAAGTCAGGTCATCCAAGATCCGAAAAGGATGTTACATTATTTGAAAAGATTGCTCTTGCAGCAACTGCTCAAAAGTATTGGTCAGATAATGGTGTTTCTGTAACACTTTCATTTGACAAAGAAACAGAGTCGAAGCATGTCGCACCTGCGCTGCATATGTATGAGGGACAGTTAAAGGCAGTCTCATTCCTACCAATGGGAAATCACACATATCCACAGCAGCCATATACTCAGATTACTGAAGAAGAATATGAAGGATATGTTGGAAAGTTAAAGCATATTGATTTTGGCGCTATTTATGACGGTGTAGATAATCTAGAGGCGATGGGCGAGGCTTACTGCACAACAGATTATTGCGAAATTAAAGCCAAGTAGTATGATAAAATAGACTTATAATGTCTAGTCCATCAAACCTATATGCGGAAAAAATATTTTCAGAGCACCCAAAATCTTTGTGGGCTCTAGATGATAAGTGTGACTACATTTCATTAATCAATGAGTCTTTTAGAGATATGGACTCTTGGGAGATAACTGGAGGAATAAATTCCGAGTATTCTATTTCAGATGAGCCTTTTCCAGAAAGCGTAACGACAAGAATAACTGGGGATGTAATTCCAGACAATATTCTTGGAACAATTGTGTGCGTAAGTCCAGATATGCCTTTAAACCTTAATCAGTTAAATTCTGATTTAGGGACTTTTACTGTAGGAACATATATAAAATCCCTTAGCCCCTATTTTGCTGGTATAGAGATTGGGTATGAGTATGACGATACAACTAGTGGAGAACTTGTCAGAAACCTAAAACCATTCAGCGTATCTGTTTCTGAAACTTGGATTCTTGGATCAGAAACATTCATGATACCAGATGAAAACACATCATTTAGAATTGTTCTCAAGATTAAATATTATGGTGGGGCAGAAGAAAATATTTCAAACATATTTTTGTTAAATGGTTTAAGTGTTGGGCAATGGTCAGAAGAATTTAACTCAAACTCTCTTGGAGTTTTTCCAGTTACACTTCCTCAAAATCTACCAGTCGATCAGTCATACGGAATTGAAGCAAAGGCTTATGGGCTAAGTGAGCAATCTGGATACTACCTTATATCTGAAGATCTTACATTTCTTGGTGCAAAAAATAGTGGAGTTCCAATGGTTTTTGGTGCTTCAAATACAACAATCATCAGACCTATGGATGGCCCATCTTTAATTATTCCAGGCGGTGGATTTTTAAATGAAAGTGGAAAGCACAAAGAGTATACCGTAGAGATGTGGTTAAAAATTGATTCCTACACTTCTGATGATACAAGGATTTTTGGTCCAATAAAATCAACAGATGGATTATACGTAAGTGGTCCATTCTTAAAGTTAAAGGTTGGTGACTATGTTGGGGCACACTGTGTTGGTGAATGGTCCAGACCAATGCTCATACATATCCGAGTTGTAGATGATACTGCAAGCCTTCTTTTAAACGGAGATGAAGTTATTTCATTTACAATAGATCAGTCTAGTATTACATTTCCAGATAAATCAAAAGAAATTGGAGGAATTAATATTGATCAGGACTGGTTGGGGTTTTACGCATCAGAATATATTCCAAGGTTTGAACTTGACTGTGTTGCTGTATATTCTTATAAGGTTCCTACAACTGTTGCTAAAAGAAGATTTGTTTATGGCCAGGGCGTAGAGTTTGCAGAATCAATCAATAGTGGATTTGGTGGAACATCCGTATACTTTGATTTTCCATTTTCTAAATATACAAATAACTATACCTACCCAGATATAGGAAGATGGTCACAAGGAATCGTTGACAATCTCAGAGTCGATAATAATATTTTATCAATTCCAAATTACCAACTACCATCTATAACGCTAAACAAGTCTAACGCATTAAACTTTATAAATACACACAATTCTACATCAATTCAGGCAGAACAGGACAACTTCATAACCTTTGGAATAAGTCGTTACCTTGAGTCTACAGAATTTGATAACCTACAGGGCAACCTTGCATTTAATAATATAGATCTAATTGGTGGTCAAACAAAAGCATTGTATGGAATATTTAAAAATAAAACTTTGACTCAAAATAAACAAATTTTGTTTAGAATAGAAGACTTGACAAATGGCAATTACCTATCAGTTGATTTAGAAATGGAAGACGTTAAGTATAGGTTTAAGTTTAATGGGGAAGAGTCAGTAATAGAATCTGCCCCAGGATATATTATTAATGAAGTATTTGCTGTTGGTTTTAATATTAAAACATTCTCGGACTATTATGGACAAAACCTTTCAACCTTCTTTGGCAACCCATCTAACCTTTCAGTTTATGTGGGAGGATCTAGGGAATTATCGAATACATTTTTGGGCAATATATATTCTTTTGGTTTTTGTAATTCAAGAAATCTTTCTAAAATAAAAGATTCTTTTGGAGAAACTGGAGTAGTCCTATTTAATGAAAATGCGTTTGATAATTTATCAGAAAATATTGCGGATTCAGACTTATATAGTAGATCTATGTGGGATTACTTTTTAGATGGAGGAAGCCCCAGAAGTTTTGCTGTAAGTAATTTGCATTCTCACGTAGGAACCTATACGTTGAGGCCAAGATTATATATGGAAAAATTTATACTTGATATAGACTCAAACGGATACTGGGAAGACTATGTTCCCCTTACATATTTTGCAAAGTATGTAGAAGACACAACTGGTTCTATGTATTATGATTTAGACTTTTTGCAGTTGAACATTGACTATCCAACTCCAAATATATATAAAGAGGTAGAAAAGAAGACTGGAACTTGGACATATCAAGAGTTACAGTATGAGTATCAGGCACCACTTCAAAGAACATACTCTTCATTAGATAACCATCTTTATACTGGATACAACGATTACCTAGATTTAAAAAATCGTGTAAATAAAAACTACGCCTATGATACAGATGCTGCGTTACTAAAGTCTTATATTAGTTTTCAGTATATTGCAACAGGTGCAAATGCAAATCATAGATTTTTTACAGATGTAGATGACGCACCTCAAAACGGAGTAATTCAGCCATTAGATGGATGGACAACAACAAAGTATGAGTTTGTTAATAACATGATCGCCTATCCACCAAAGGGTGTTGATTTTAATGATTTAGCATTAGTTATGCATTTAGACTTTAATGTTTCTGGAATTTTATCAAATCCACTTAAAGTTAAAAAAATGCAAGTAGCCTCTCAAGCGTTTAACTCTAATAGTTTTAACCCTATTGGAACAAGGTTTTCAGAGGATGTATACCCATATCAAAAGTCTGGAATTTATTATGACTATAAGGCTCTAAACCCATTCACAATATACAAGGGAAGTTCTCCATATTTATATCTAACAAGAACAAGTGGAATTGAACTACGTGGTGGATATGATCCTATGGTTGATCGTGGAATCGCTATTCCAATTAATAAATCAAAAAATCCAAACTACAAGGTAATGGCTTTGCAGGCTGGAATTAGATACGACAAAGATGCATTCCCATTATCCCCAACAGAAATATTTCAGGTAGAAGATAAGAATAGTTTAATTAAATTTTATATTCAGGCCATACAGCAAGATGGAAAGCGTGGAAAGATATATGCCATTAACTATAAAAATGGTCAAAGAGAAAACGGCATTGGGTATTATCTGAATGGAAACGTGGTTCGTGAGGCAGTGATAACTGTGGGAGAGTGGGCATTCTTGGGCATTTCATTTTCTAAGTTGTTAGATTTTTCAGAATACTCTGGGTCTTTAAAATTAAATGGACCACTACTTTTTAATGCTATATCTTACTACCAGTCTATAAGATTGCAGCAGGTTCAGAAAAAGTTTACCAGACCATGGTTTAAGTTAATGGGTTCAGGATCTTATGACCTAAACTGGACGTATTGGTATGGATCATTTACTTGGAATGAGACCCTGATTCAGTCAACAACAAACCTTTATGGTGTAGACCCAGCAGACATTTATAGCGCATATATTGGGACAAATAAGATAGTGGTTGGAGATAATTATGGGCTATCGCTTAAAAACTATGAATACTCCCTATATTCTGACGTAGTATGGAACAAGACAGTTCAAGACGCCCTTTAATATGGTATACTTGTGGTTATGAACAATAAAGACGGACTACTTTTTGGTAAAAATGGCAAACCACGCATGCCAGGTCAAATTGGTGAAACAAAAGTAACAATGGTTGAAAAGAATTATAACTGGGGAGTTTATGTTTGGAAAAGAAAGAATGGCAAGTGGTTTACAGATGGAGAAGGAAACATTCTAAATGTCCCATCATTCCGTGGTGATCTAGGACAACTTGCAAAACTAAAAGAGGCTGCAGAATATTATGGTGAGCCAGAAGGCGAACCGCATTTTTTCCCAGGAATGGGAAGAATATCTGATGAAGAGTATAGCGAACAAGTAGATAGAATGAAGGCTGGGCTTATTCCTAACCTAAATGACCTTGGCGCTGTTCAAGCAGCAAAAGATACTATTGCAATGTATGGAGATGAAGAGTAATGTCTGAAGATAACGAATATTTTATTGGTGCAAGAATTGATCAAATTGCAAAAGCAGATGATACTTTTGCAAAACAAGATCCATTTAATAAGTCTTGGGATGAACTAAAGACTCTTACTGGTTTAGATAATAACTTCAAGCGCCGTGCATCAAGAATGTCAAAGGCTGAAGCAACACCAGCATATTTAGATTCTGCAAATGCCGTAAGCACAGGAATTGACGGGGCTAAGTCAAAAGAAATTAATCCTGGAATGCTTTATAGAAATGGCTATGGACTTTTTGATGTAATTACACCACCTTGGAATGTTTACGAACTAGCCAGTTTTTATGATACATCATTTGCTAACCACGCTGCTATTGACGCAAAGGTTGAGAACATTGTTGGCCTAGGATATGACTTTGAAGTATCACCAAGGACAATGCTAAAGTTGGAGTCGTCTACTGATTCTGGTGCAACAGATAGAGCACGTAAAAGAATTGAAAGGGCAAAGATTGAGTTGACAGACTGGCTAGAGTCTTTAAATGATGAAGACTCTTTTACCTCTACAATGGAAAAAGTTTTTACAGATATGCAAGCCATTGGAAATGGATACCTTGAAATTGGTAGAACAGTCAAGGGTGAGATTGGTTATGTAGGTCACATTCCAGCAACAACAATGAGAGTTCGTAGACTTCGTGATGGCTTTGTTCAAGTTATTGGAAACAAAGTAGTTTACTTCCGCAACTTTGGTGCAAAGAATCAAAACCCAGTAACGGATGATCCAAGACCAAATGAGATTATTCATTTTAAGCAATATTCTCCACTAAATACTTTTTATGGAGTTCCAGATATTATTTCTGCAATTAGCGCCTTGCACGGTGATTCATTAGCATCACAATACAACATTGACTATTTCCAAAATAAAGCAACTCCAAGATATGTTGTAACTCTTAAGGGTGCAAAGTTGTCAGCCGATGCGGAAGATAAAATGTTTAGATTCTTACAGACTGGACTTAAAGGACAAAATCACAGAACACTTTATATTCCACTTCCTGGAGATTCAGAAAACAATAAAGTTGATTTTAAAATGGAACCTATTGAAAATGGTGTTCAAGAAGGATCCTTTAAAGAATATCGTAAATCAAATAGAGATGACATCCTTGTAGCGCATCAGGTCCCTCTTTCAAAATTAGGTGGTTCAGACTCTTCTGCAATTGCTTCTGCATTGTCACAAGACCGCACATTTAAGGAGCAGGTTGCACGACCTGCACAAAGAAATTTAGAAAAAATGATCAACAAGATTATGCGTGAAAAGACAGATATTTTAGAATTTAAGTTCAACGAACTAACTCTAACAGATGAAATTGCTCAGTCTCAGATCCTTGAGAGATATGTAAAGACTCAGGTCATGACTCCAAATGAAGCAAGAGTTGCGCTCAGACTGCCACAGCGTGATGGCGGAGATAAGGTTCTTGACCTAAAGCCACAGCAGGTTTCCAGTGACAACGCTAACCGTGAAAGAGACTCTGAAAGAACTAATAATCAGTCTGATGGCGCAGCCACAGTTAGCGGACGAAATCCGAAAGGGGAAGGTCGCTCTTCTGAATAGTCCAAATAGTAAGACTATTTAAAAAAGGGGCCTATAATATATAATACTATGAGTATCTCTAAAGCCCATTGGAACACTGAGGGCGAGAATGTTCGCCTATCGATGCCTTTGACAAAAGTTGACAAGGAACGCCGAGTCGTATCTGGTTTCGCATCTCTTGACAATGTTGACAAGCAAGATGATATTGTAACAGCAGAAGCATCCATGGCAGCATTTGCAAAATTTCGTGGGAACATTAGAGAAATGCATCAGCCAGTAGCAGTTGGCAAGATGGTTTCATTCAAAGAAGATAAGTATTTTGATCCAGAAACAAAAAAGTTTTATAATGGAGTATTTGTTTCTGCATATGTTTCAAAGGGTGCACAAGATACTTGGGAGAAAGTTCTAGATGGAACTCTCACTGGGTTTTCTATTGGTGGACGAATGAATAAGTGGGACGATGCTTATGATGAGAAGTCAGATAAGTCAATTAGAGTTATTAAAGAATATGATTTGGTAGAGTTGAGTCTTGTTGATTCCCCTGCTAATCAGTTTGCAAATATTGTTTCTGTTGAAAAGGTAGATGGTATGGATATTATTAAAGGTGATGAGACAGTATTAGAGAATGTTTTTTGGGATCAAGAAACTGGTCTCGTAATGGTTTCAGAGAATGAGTCAGAAGTTAGCCCTACAACAGGTGAACAAATGACCAACATAGGGTTCGTTGAAAAAACGGATAGTGAAAAACTAAATATGATAAAGTTCTTAGTTGATAGTGCTAAAGGCATTAATACTTCTAAGATGAACAAGGAGGAAAACCTTATGGCAAAAGCAACAAAAAAGACAACAGAAGAAATCGTTGAGAAGACAGATGTTGTAGCAGAAGTAGTTGAAACTACTGAAGTAGTTGAAGCAGTAGAGGTCGCTCCAGAGGCAGATGCAAAGGCAGATACCGTAGAAGCAGAAGAAGAAACAACAGAGAAGGCTGCAAAGCCAGGATCTGCTGAAGAAACTCCTGCAGAAGATGCAGAGGAAACTCCTGCAGATGAAGAAGCGGAAGATAAGAAGCCAATGGCACCTAAGTCAGATGAAGTAATTGCAGAGTCAATTGCAGAAATCAATAATACTCTAACATCAGCCTTTAGCGATCTAGTAAATACAGTCAAGTCTTTGAAGGCAGAAGTAGAACTTCTCAAGTCTTCAAAGGTAGATATTGACACAGCAAAAAATTCTTTCGAAGCAGTTGCAAAAGATATTGCATCAGCACGTGAAGAATTCGACAAGTTTGGTAAGCGAGTAGACGCTGTTGAAGCAGACACGGCTTTCCGAAAGTCTGGTGATCTCGGCGAGATTATCCAGAATCAACCTGAAATGGTTGAAAAATCCCTATGGGGCGGACGTTTCCTCAAAACAGCCGATCTATTCAATTAGAAAATCACTTGGAGGTGAAATATATGTCGGAAGAAATTAAGAAGAATCAGCCTGGAACAGCAGGTGAACTAGGCGGAACAGCGCCAGGACTTTATCAAGGACAAGGTGCATTCGCATCTGGATCTGAGGCAGGTTCAAATATCCCTGGTAACTACACAGACGGTGGAGCAGTTGGAAACATTCCAAATGCAACATTTGGTGTAACATCAGGCGCAAATGCAGTAAATCCTTCAGGTGATACTGGAAGCGGTATTCTACGCCCTGAACAAGCACGTCGTTTTATTGACTACGTGTGGGATGCAACTGTATTGGCTCAGGATGGTCGCAAAGTGACCATGAGAGCAAACACCATGGAACTTGAAAAGGTTAACGTTGGTGAGCGTGTAATTCGTGCTGCTGCTCAGGCAGATGGCGCATACACAAATGCTGGTGCAACATTCTCAAAGGTGGAACTTACAACAAAGAAGATCCGTCTTGACTGGGAAGTATCATCAGAAGCACTTGAAGACAATATCGAAGGAGCAGCACTTGAAGATCACGTCGTAAGACTGATGACAAATGCTTTTGCTAACGATATCGAAGATCTTGCCATTAATGGAACAGGATCATCAGGTGACGGAGCATTCCTTGGTATCATGAACGGTTTCGTAAACCGTGTAAAGACTGAGGGAGATGCACATGAATCTGTAGTCACCGTTGCTAACAACGCATGGACTCCAGAAGTTATGCAGAACATTATCCTAGCAATGCCACGCAAGTATCGTGCTATCAAGTCTAACTTGAAGTTCTATGCAGGAACCGATGCGTTCCAGGGCATTGTAAAGAACAACGGAACATTGGCAGATGCAATTGCAGAAGCCTTTGGTTCACACCCTGGCGCTGCAGGAACACCTGCTATGCGTCAATCATACCTTGACGGAAACGCTCAGACATTGGGATCAGCACGAACAACTCGTGTTCTTGGAATCGATGTTCAGGAAGTTCCATACTACCCTGCAGGATATGTCGACTTGACATTCCCACAGAACCGTGTATGGGGATTCCAGCGTGACATCACTGTAAACCGTGAATACAAGCCAAAGAAGGATACTGTAGAATATACAGTCTTCGTCCGCTTCGGTATTCAGTGGGAAGAACAGGATGCAATCGCATTCGCTGACGCTGCATCAGATGCATAATCTGTAAACAGTAAATATTAGGGGAGTAGGAGTTAACGCTCCTACTCCCTTTAATAGTTTAATGATATAATACTAACAAGGAGGCTAATATGTCAGAAATTAATAATGAAAATGAGTCAACTCCTTTAGCAGTAGATCCTATTGTAGAATCTCCAGTTGTAGAAGAAGCAGTTGTGGAAGCGCCAGTCGTTGAAGCACCAGTTGTTGAAACAGTTGAAGAAGCACCAGTAGTTGAAGTTGCTCCAGAAGTTGCACCAGAAGCACCAAAGCAGGAAGTTGTAGAACGTCCAGTATACGGTGCAAGAGAAGAAGTTCAGGGAGTTGGAGTCACCGCAGGTGGCGCTATTGGAACAACAGTTTCAGCACCAACACTACGTAGAACTCCTGCTAAAAAGGATAAGCCAAAGGAAGACAAGATTGCACTATACTCAACCAAGAATGTTACATGGGCTGAAGTAGGCAAGGTTTATCGTGGATACAACATCGTTCCAGTATCTGCTGCAGACAAGTGGCTCACTCGTGACCACGTTCGTGTAGCAACACCAGAAGAAGTTGCGAAGGAATTCGGTAAGTAATCCATGGAGATGTTGAGAGTTCCGCCATATGATGATATTGTAGTAACCTTTGTAGTTCCTTCCTCTGGAAGTAACCCAAGAGATTTCTACGCAAATATAACAGATATGGCGGACCTTTCAGTTAGGACTGAAAACTTTTTTGGTTTCTCTACAGGAGAAACGATTTACATTAATTTGCCTGGAAGATATGACAATAATTACAGGGTAGAGATTTATAGGGTTAGCGAATCAGATGAACTTGTTCACGAAGAATACTACGAGTTAATCCGACCATACGTAGACCCAAACACATTAGGAACAACAGCATCAGAGATTGCTGAATACACAACATTAGAATTAGTAGCAAGATCAATGATAGATACATTCTGTCCAGAAGGATTTTACAATAAAAAAGTTACAGTTATAGGCACTGGAAATGGTTCAGACTATTTTCCTTTATGGGAAAAAGTTTATAGAGTATTCAAGGTTTATGAAAACAATGAACTAGTCTACGATAGAGCAACTCCAGAATTAAATAAGTATGAATATGCGATCACTGCAGATAAGACCGCTATACAGAAGGTTTCTTCAGATCAACTAAACAGATATGAGTCAACCGCTCCAAACCTTCCTATTGGAAGAGGAGACCTTGGATATTATGGCTATGAGGGTGTTGGGTTTCCACAAGGTCACGACTATACGTTTATTGTTGACTACGGATACATAACAATTCCAGCAGACATTGAGTATGCTACAAAGTTGTTGATTGAAGACCTTAAGTGTGGTAAGTTAGACTACTATAAGAGATATGTAACATCCTACAACACCGACCAATTTAGAATTCAGTTTGATAAGGTAATGCTTAGTGGCACTGGTAATTTCCTAGTAGATAAGATACTTGACAAATATGTTAAGACCATTGTCAAGCCAGGGATAATTTAATGAAATGCGAATCAACCGACTTTATATTCCCTATGCAAGCAGATATATTTTATCCTATTGTTGAGCAAGGCGCATATGGAAATGTTAAAAAGCAGTGGATTCAAGATAGGACTATAGCCTGTAACTTTAATGCTGCTGGCTCAGCAACAAAAGAGGATGTTGTCCCAAACGTAAATATTACACAAGAAAAACTATTAATTGGAAGATGCAAGACAGATCCAAGAATAGCCTCAACACAGGGCTCAAACTCAATCACAAATGTTATTATTAGCAATGTTCAAGATAGAAATTGCACTCCAGTATACATTGAAACTTCTGGTCCAAGATCTGGCAAGTCTACTATTTTTGAGATTGCTAAGATAGAGCCATACATGGGGCCATTTGGAAGTGTAGAGTATTACAGCATAATTATACGTCGTTCTGAGAATCAGTCGGTAGATATATGATAAAAATAAAGTTTGATTCAAAGATGTTTAATAGAGAAATGAACAATATAATAAACTACTCCATCGGGTTCCTTGATGGCGCTCAAGCAGGTAAGATTCAGTTCATGAGGGCCCTAGGAGAAGAGACTGCGCTATTGCTAGGGGAATTCATAGATGCCAATGCTAGAGTCTCTCCAGCGACCTTACAGCACGTTTATGAGTGGTATCAGACTGGCAGCCCAGAGGCAAGATTATTTGATATTGTTTATGTATCAAACTCAAAATCCATTAACTTTAAAACAAACTTTAAGCAGTCAACTACAATTCAGAGTGGGTCTAATACGCCATTTTATAATAAGGCCTCAATTATGGAAAGTGGACAGACGGTTGTTATCAAGCCAAGAAACTCAGATGTCCTATCTTTTGATATAGATGGAGAACAGGTTTTTACAAAGACACCAGTCGTAGTAGAAAATCCAGGTGGGCAGCAGGCTCAAAGAGGGTTTGAGAATGTTTGCAATATATTCTTTTCAAGATACTTCACTCAATCATTTTTAAAGACAAGCAAGGTTGCAATGCACTTGAATAACCCAGTTGAGTTTAAGAGAAGTCTACAAGCAGGAAAAAGAAATGGCCGTGGTGCAGGATTAAAGGCTGGGTATAATTGGATGACTAAGGTAGGTGTAGCATAATGGCAAATGACGACTTGTTGAATACCCCAGTTCTATGGATAAATAAATATCTACAGGCAAAAATTCCGTTAATGACAGGGCTAGAACTACCATTCTTTCCATCCACCCCATCCACACTTGAGACTCTTCAGAAGGAGTTTCCACCAGGTGGGGCAATGGCTACGTGGGATAGACTTGTAAAAATGAATAGAACTGGTTTTCCACATATTAAGTGTGAACAATTGATGTATTATTTCTATGCTCAAGGTTCAGAACCAATAATTACAATGGTAAAAATACAAGAATCAGTTCTTAGACTAATGGACAGATTTGATGAAACGGCAGAAGAGTTAAACGCTTGGTGTGCTAATAGACAAATACGGTTAGACGATGGATCCGTCATAGATAACATGTTCTATTTCCACAACTTCAAGGTCTACCAACTGGAAGAAACCAGAGACATCATTGATTTTGGAACAGCACGAACATATGGAGGAAACAAGATCATTATTGATTTTGACTATCATCAGATGAATGACCTAATCCCAGCAGGGCCAGAGCCAAGACAAACCACAAAAGCAATAATCTAATCATTAAAAAGGCTGTTATACTTATAACTGAGGAAACACGCCTACAATTTCAACAAAGAAAAAAGAGGTGAAATATATGGCATACACACGTGGTAGCAACGCTAACATTATCGTTGGCGCAGCAGCCCTCTTCACATACGAAGCAGGCACACTAACAGATACAGACCTTCCAGCATACGTAGCAGGAACATCATTCAAGGAGACTCTCTCTAATGACTCTGATTTCCGTAACGTAGGTTACACAATGAATGGTTTGGAACTACAGTTCCAGCCAGACTTTGGTGAGGTTGCAGTTGACCAGGTTCTTG